TTAGCAGAAAAAAAAGAATCTCCGAAGAGATTCTTAGTTTTTTAGATTAGGCTAAATTAGTCAACAATTTTTCCTGAAACTAGTAAGCTAGCATTTAATAATGCCTTAGAATACCAAGTTGAGAAGCCTTGAGCTAAACCACCATCTGGTGTACCTAATAATTGAGTTGGTACTATAGCCATATAAGGGGCATAAACTCCGGCACTACTCATCATATCTGAGCCGTTTAATCCGAAGAAGAATTCGCCTGACTTTAAGTTTGGAGATACATAAACGTTCATACCGTCGATGTCACCAACTTTGTAAGGACCATTCATCTTAGCGTTCTTTACAGCTGTGAAGCCATTAACGAACTTTAATACTGGTAATACGTCAGTATTGATTACCATGTAGTTAGGATGGAATTTCTTAGTTCTGTTGTAAACAATAGCCTTAGCTTGTTCAATAGTCTCTAAGAAACCATTGTAGTGCTCGAACTTAGAAACGCCGATAGGAAGAGTCTTAGACCAAGTTAATGTATAACCGTCAGCAGCACCTTCAGCCTTAGCATTAGCGATAGCACCTTGATATAACATATCAACGATTTCAGTATCGATTTCATATGCTAATTCACCACAAGCTTGCTCAGCGATTTGCTTATCTAATGAGAAGCCATAATCAGTCTTAGCTTGGAATGCAGTGATTTGGTCATATCTAACAGCGATACGTCTTGGCTCAGCTACTAAAGCGATTCTTTCCATCTTTGGTCCAATAGTAGGGATGTCTTGAGCAGGAACATGCTCCATTTGGAACTCTTCAGAGAAGTAAGCTACCTTATCTTGATCTTGTAAACCTTCGATAACGTTCTTACCTTCTGCATCTTTTGTTACATCAGCATAAATTACTGTAGTACCACGAGTAATCTTAGCGTCATGAGCTACACCTTCAGCATCCTTGAATCTCTTAGTAGCCATAGGTGTTAATGCTAAAGTACCAGCAGAACCTACAGTTTCAACGATTACTTGTGCAGTGAAGTTTTGTCTAGCAGGTGTCATGTCACCAAGACCAAATACACCATTGAATAAGTCACCCTTCTTAACATCACCCTTATCAGTCTTTGATACATACTTTAAGTATGCAACAGATCCTGAATAAGAAGTCATTGGATGAACGATAACTAAGTCGTTAGCGATTAAGCTTGGAACAGCAATATTAGTAAGATTTAAACAGAATTTCTTCCAATCACCTAAGTCAGCTCTTTCAGTTGCCATAGTGTTCATAGATTCTGTAATCCATCTATTTGTATTATCTAGTAATACAGCAGTAGCTAATTGAGTATTTGCAGAAACAGTTCTTCCTTCGAAGTTCTTAGCTACATATGCTTCTGCAACCTTTAATTGACGAGAATATGTCTCTAATAAATTTTGTCTCACGATTGTTTTTTTCCTTTATAAATTTAAATTTTTTTTACTATTTTAAACCGGCAAGTTCAAGTAATGAATCATCAATATCATAACCTGCATCAGGATCTATATTAACTCTTCTATTCTTGTTGCTAGCTGATTCTTGGATTCTAATCTTTGAATTTTGATTGAAACCAAAAGGTAATCTATTAAAATTATTTATATTTTCTAATAGATTGTCGCAAGCATTATCAATGTCATCGATAGTATAATTTTCATTAAGCCTGCTTGTTATTTCTGCAGGTGTTACTCCAAGCATTGCTGCTTTTGAAGCAACATATTTTTCGATAACAGTGTTATACTTTGCTTTGTAGTCTTTTGCTATTTGAGTACGCTTTGCAAATTGTGTTTTATAATTTGCAAGTTTTTCATTTAGCTCAGTGATTGTATTATTAGAAGTAGTCTTAACTTTGTTAAGTTCTTCTTTTAATACTTTTACTTGATTAGCATTAGTATTAATGCTTTCAGTTAATTTCTTAGATTCATTTACAGCATTAGCTGCTTTTGTTTCTAATGTTTTAATTTGAGCAGACTTAGTTTTTAGCTGTTCTCTTAAGTTATTATTTTCAGTCTCAAACTTTTTTGACTCTGAAGCGACTTCACTTACTCTTCTAAAAGAAGTTTTATATTTGTTTAGCTCTTCTTTTAACTTATTAGCTTCTGCATTGCGGACTGCTCTTTCTTCTTTAAGAGCTTTTACTTCTTGTGCTAGTAAGTCTTTTTGACGAATCATTTCTTTTAAGTTTTCAATTACTGCTTCCTCTTCTCCGTCATCAACGGCTGATTGATCTTCAGATTCTTGTTCAACTTCAGTTTCTTCAGATTCATCATTTTCTACTTCATCTATATTATCATCTTTTGGCTCATCATCTGAGCTTGCAAGAGAATAACCTACATTAACTATGACTTTATTTTCTTCTGTGTCAGGATCAATTTCTAAATTTTCAATATTATATGTTCTGTCATCAACAATAATAGGATTAAACACAATTGGTGTTTCATCATCTAAATCTTTTAATTGACTAACAAGTTCACCAACAGTTGTTGCTGTAACTTCTTCATTAGCTTCTTCAGGTTCAGCAAGTTCAGCAGGAGCTTCTTCTTCAGCCTCATTGGCTTCATCTGCTTCTTCCTCTGCTTTGGCTTCATCTTCATCAGCTTCTTGTAATATTA